AAAAAATACCCCCTGCAATGCAGAGGGTATCGATCCATCTCGAACTAGAGATATTTAGTTATTCTGAAATCAGAATGTGAACTTAACTCCTGCTTTAGCACCCCAGTTAACGATATCTTCGTTAGAAGAATCTTCTGCAGTGATTCCAGAAAGCTCACCATAGACTCCAAGAGAATCAGTAGCAGCAACGCTAACGCCAAGCTTACCAGAGATTTCTCCCTCAGAACCATCAGTTCCGTCTACAGCAACGAATGAAGGACCAACTTGTGCATAGAAGTCAGCTTTCTCGCTGATAGAACCTTCGTAACCGATATGAAGATCAGTTGTAGCACCAGAGTAGTCTCCATCTGGATATGAGATATTGCTTTCAACATTCACATAAGGACCAGCAAAAGCGGCTCCAGCGAATAGGAAAGGTGATGCTGCAACAGCAGCTATTGTTGATTTAAAAGACATGATTGTGTTTTAAGTATCTCGCAAGAATAAAAAAAACCTTGCGGATGATAATTCCCCCGACATGGGGAACCGTATTACATCTACGCAGGGTTACGATTCTTTCGAGTCCTTTGTATAATATGTATTTATATTAACATCACTTTCATATAATGTCAAAGGGGCTTGTGACAGTTGGTGGTTCGGTTATCCTCATCTGATTAAATTCCTCAATTGCTGCTGGTAATATAGCATATTCTATTCTTTGAATTGCCTTGGTTAATGAATCCAAATCATCATCAGGTAGAATAGGAACCTTTTGTTGAAGTATTATCTCTCCACCATCCAATTCTTCATTCACATAATGAACACTAACACCAGTAACATCATCACCACTATCTAATGCTTGTTCAATCGCATGTAATCCTTTATACTTAGGAAGTAATGAAGGATGAATATTAATAATAGGAGCAGGGAAAGCAGCAGGATTTTTCAATACTCTCATATATCCTGCAAGAACTATGAGATCAACTCTCCAAGTCTCAAAGAGTTTTATCATTTGATCTTCTTCTTTATGTGCAATCCTTACATGAGGTATTCCAAATTTTGCTGCTCTCTTAACAGCACCACAATGTTTCGTATTGTGTATCATCAATACAACTTCATGTTTATTGCATACAGGATTAGTAACTATGTTTTGAAAATTAGTTCCGTTTCCAGAACACATTACTCCTAGTCTCATTTCGTTTGCTCCGATACTATTGCCTGTAACTTACCATCCTTATCAACGGTAATGTTTATATCGTGTTTAAAATCAGTATCATTCTCCATGATTCTAATATCTATTGCACCACCTTCACCATAACGAAACATAATGAATCGACTATCTTTTATTTCCCATTTATCAGGATTCTTACAATGTTTAAATACAGGATTTGAATGTTTATCCTCATATCCCTTTATCCAAGGTGTATTTTCATTTAAGTTTAACCAGTTCTTCATAATGGTGGAAACTCACTTTCTACTTTAACATCATCACTCATAACTTCAAACTCCTTCATCAAACGTGCAACTTGTTTTCTATCAAGTCCTGCAAGTGCTTGGCAATTATCAAGACATTTGTAAATACATTCACGATCAGAAATGGGTCCTCTAATCTCCCATCCCTGATCGTCATAATATTTTTTACCTTTAGTAACTGATGCCTCTACATGTCCAAGATCTTGTGTCTTAGAAGGGTTTTTATAATTATGCTTTATCATGACTCCAATCATGATAGGGTGGTTCTGGTTCATTGATACGATGCTTAAAATGCTCAGTCTCAAAGTATGAAGCACCTGGTTCTTTCACATCATCATATGACATTCTTAACCTTCTCTTATACTCTCTCTCATCTAATACTTCATTGATAAGTATCTTTGCCTCCTTAACCATCTCAGGAGTGAACAACCTACGAGGATGTATCTCCATAGGTTTATGTTTCTGTGCTTTTGGTGATCCCTTATAATTGGGATCAACAGGACCACTCATGCCCTGTGTATCCATTTTATCCATTAGACTGGATGATGCATTGGGACATAGTTAATATTCTCTTGAACACCTTCCCAATCTTTATCAAACTGCACTAGTCCAGCATCAGTTAATACATGCTTATACATCTTATTAAAAACTGCTGGTGGTATCGTACATATATGAGCACCATATTCAAATGCTCTACCAACATCTCTTACATTACGAATAGAAGCAGCAAGGATTTCAGTTTGATATACTTGTTGCTTACTATAGATGTTAGCAATATCTTTTATAAGGCACAGTCCACCAAATGAATTATCATCTACTCTACCTACAAATGGTGATACATATCTAGCACCTGCTTTAGATGCAAGTATTGCTTGTGCTGGTGAGAAGATAAGAGTTACATTTACTTTTATTAATTGCTTAGCTAACTGATAACAAACAGATAGTCCATCAGGAGTACAAGGAACTTTGATTGTAGTTTGATCTTTACCAAATTTCTCAACTAGTCTCAATCCCTCGGTATACATCTCCTTCCGAGTACCAACAACTTCCATACTTATATCTGGAATACCAAGTTCTATTAAACTTTGGTATACAACTTCAGGATCTCCACCATTCTTTAATATTAGAGATGGGTTAGTTGTTACCCCGTCTATTAATCCAGTAGCATTTCCATCTTCAATTGCTTTGATGTCTGCTGTGTCTAAAAACAACTTCATAGTTTTGAATGAATCGTTCATATTATTTCTCTTATATATCACAAAAAAAGATTGGTGAGGGAGGTAAGATTTGAGTATGCTTACAAACACAGGGCATTGCTACTCTTAGTAATTTTACTGTGCTGCATGAGTCCCATCTGGTAGGATGGTTCTATCCCGAAGGAAAGCGAGTACCACCTCTGACTCATCACCTTAACCAGCCTATTGCCAGCAAGTTTAATTCAGTCACTCCCGTGTCGAATCCGTCGATTCAACAAAAATAGTATAGTGCATAACCATTTTTTTGTCAACATGTTCATTATGATACACCTTAAGATTTACGTTACGTTACAACTTGCATATATAAACATAGGTATATTATCTCAAAAGGTATGAAACGGTTTCTACCTATTGTAATGTTATTGATGACTGGTGCTGTGGTAGCACCATCAGCTAAGGCTGATATGACATCCAGAATGACTTCTAGTGTTCAACTACAAGTTAATGCTGCTGCAACACAAATGCAGAGAATTGGTTCTTCATTTAGTATCACTGGTAATAACGTGGATACAACTGATGGAACGACAGCTAACACAATATCGGCTGGTACTATAACATCAGGTGTCTATGCTCCTGGTACTATTGCTGCTGTACAAGACGACCCAGGCGAGTCATTCAGCTTTACTCAGGCATTCACTCAGGGTGATGCGATTGATACAACTGGACCAGACATCGGTGATGTTTCGGCATACGGTGATCAATTATCTACTGCTGCTGGAAGTGCTGGATCCTTGGCTGGTACTGTAACTTCGCAAGGTGCTTTGACTGTAACGGCTGGTGGAGCAGGTACAGTAGCTACTGGACAGTTTGTAACTGAGCTTTCAATCAACTAGGAAACTAGCTTATGAAAAGGCTTATAACTATATTAGTGTTGACATTAGGTAGTACTGGTGCTGTAAGAGCAGTACCAGTGGTCCCAAATTTTCAACAAGGCTCAATGACGAGCCACACCGAGACTGAATCTACGGTCACGGAGACAATAAATTCAATTGACTATAGGACAGGATGGGAGTACTCAGTAACTGGGGTAGGCGTGGAAAACAATGGCGAACCCCTCAACCCCAATGTGACAACAACTACAGTACAAGTCGCACCAACCGTGGGAACAGACGAAACAGGAGCAACCGCAGCAGCGACAACTTCTTCGTTCGATTCATTAAACTTCAACGCTCAAAACAACTTCACAATAGCAGAACCTGGTGGAGCCTTTCAATTTACCCAGACATATTCTGGACCAGGAATGACGAATCAAACAATAATTCAAAGAGTAACAACAATACAAAGCGTCACAGATACCACAAGTACCTTTACTCAATAGCAACTTTAAGTAGTCTTTTAACACCTAATGTCGCATTAGCACAAGGTGTTGGTGGAGTATCGGCAACTGCTAATCCAATCGCCAACTCATCTGGCTCGGTAACTAACCAAGCTATACAGGTTTTACAAGGTCCATACATAACTAACACCTACGGTGGTGGAGTACAATGTCAAGGTGCTACGTTTAACCTTACACCATACGTACAGTTTGCAGATAGTAGGAAGGATCCTTGGGAAGATTTTTATAACGAACCACAATATAATACTACTGATGCCACAGGTAAGATGGTTCCAACATATGTTACTGTCAAGAACTATCCTTGGGAAGAATGGTACGATGATAGAACTTACGTATCTGATGGAACTGACGGTAATACTATTGGAGAAACAGTTAGATGGTTCCCTGATGGTTCAGACATCTCAATCATTCAAGATATAGACAGTCCTAATGGTGTTCCTGATGTAGTTGATAGTGGTGGTAGTATGACACCATCATGGTTTAAACCTGTACGTACAGACATGAGGGCAAACCAATCATTTAATTTAGGTCTTTCTGGTACTCTCTCTATACCCCTCAATAGAAAATTACAAAGGCAGTGTATTCAAGCAGCAGATCAACAGATTGCGATGACTACTCAAGCAGTTGCTAATAAGCGGTTAGATTTTGAGATCGCAAGACTTAAAAATTGTGGTGAACTCAAAAAACAAGGTATTATGTTCCATCCCAAGTCACCATACTTTAGTGTATGTGCTGACGTAGTTGTAACAGCACCTGGTGGACAAATCATTCCACATGAACACCAGATACCACAACCACAGTGGACTAATCCTAATAATGACTCTACTTCTTTGCCTTCAGAGCCTTCTTCAGAGTCTTTATTGCCTGATTCCGATCCCGTTGTTCCTCCATCCTCTCTCGAACAGAAAGAACCTTCTCCTTCTTCCCCATTATCGTTTTTACCTTGGCTACGACCTTCTTCACAACAGGTTTTATCACCTTCAGGAGAAGATCTGCTAGGGGTTTGGCAAGTAGGGCAGATGAAGTCGCAACCACAGCAATAGTAGCAGTAGTAGTTACAATAGGAACCGATGGGAGGTATTGTTCTGTAAAGGATAATGCCTCCCATTGTGTTTCACATATCTTTCCGTCAGGAGTTAATTTATATCCAATAACTTTTTCCGTACCTGCCTGATTCAAATCTCCTATACGTCTTGCATTAGGTGGAGGACACTCTACCTTTCCAGCAGTTTCACCTGGTGTTTCAGGTGCTGGTGGAGCATCTGGTATCTCAGGTGTAGGTGGATCTCCAGTATCAATACCTTCAGGTGCTTCATCTGAATCTGTATTTAAAGTTTGCCATGTTAATCCTCTATAATCATACTCTGCTGGATCGTAGTAAGGAGCACCAGCATCACATAATATTGTATTACCTTTAGGGTCATCATCGACCAACATCTTATTTTTTGATCTCTGCTTTACATTCTCCTTATGAACCTTCACACAACCTGGCATATTAACTACAGGAGTTCCTATGATTTCAGTAACAGGAACAACTGGAGGAATTACTGACGGGGGACTAGACTCAAATATTCTAGCATCAGCAATTTCATTCGTACTAATAGGGTTTATATTAGTGTCTGTTGATTCAATATTATTCACAAATTGTACCTCATTACCATATACTTGTATATTATCAGCACCATCTACTTCTATTAGATTAGTATTAGTTACTGGTATACCATTCACATTTACTGGATATATTGTATTTGCACCGTTTACTTGTACTACATCTGCACCATTTACCTGTACGTTATTAGTATGAGGTATAGAAGCATCATAAGTCGTAACACGACGTATGTTACGAATACCACTCATGATACTTTACCACCCCATTCAGAATTAGGATCCAGTCTCTCCATATAATTAAACCCACTACCTTCAGGGTAAATATATTTTCCATTCTCATCAAAGTTTGGACCTACCTTCTTTGCAGGGTATGTTGGATAAGGTCTCAACCCTGCTCTCATCTCTTGTCCTTTTCTTCTTCTTAACTGATTACCAGTCTCATGGTCTTCAGGCATAGTAGGCCAAGAAGACCCTAAGATCCTTTTAATATCTTCTTTAGTATAACCTTTCATTACTTATCTTTCCAACCACCAGCTTTCAACCAGTTGTTGTAATGTGGATTATCCCAGTTATCATTAATCTCATATGAAGGAATTACAACCTCTTGGATGTATCTCCTATTCTCTTCAACAAGTTTTACTTTGGCATCTATTTGAGCACCCCACCAAACTGCTGCACCTACTTGTGCTGCTAAGAATGTGAGTAATGGGATTGGTAAATTTTTCATTTTTCTGCTGCGTATAATGCGAATGTAGAAGTAGTTATAACAGTCATCATGTTAGCAATGTGTTGCTTAACATCAGAATCACATACCTTACCAGGCATGAAGCATCCAAATATAGTTGCTCCTACTATTGCTAACTGAAAAAAGATTACAAACCTTATAAGGTCTATAACCTTATCCTTACTGTTGTGGGATTTGTTCACGATAGTTTTGCTTAGGATCTTTAAGACCCTTAACAGGTCCAGAACTCTTAGGCCAGTTATTAACTAACTGAATATAAATTTCTTCTCTTACCACCTGTCGGATTGCTTCTATCTTAGCATCCTCTCTCTTCTGAGGACCACCCTGCATCTTATCAATTTGATAATTGCCACCAACAATTGTACCAGTTCCAAGAACAACTGCTGCTGTTCCTGTACTGGCAACTTTTTGCAAATCCATTACTTCTTACACTTACATCTATATTTTGCAAATGCAGCACCTACAATAACCACTATAGCTGCTATACCGATACCAGTTCCCCAACCAATACCTTGTGGTTCTGGTTCAATAAGTTCCTGTAAAACAGGTACTTCTTCTAACATTTTTGTTGCTTCCTTTGGTATAGGAAGTTCTTTAATAATACTTTCCATTTAAAATTCCTCAGTTGGTATAGGCCAGTCAGCGTATACACGTCTGCCTGTTGCCCCATGCAAATCTATATATGTTTGATCAAGACTCTCCCAGTGTCCCAAACGAACGCCTAATTTCACGTAACTCCTCAAAATTCTTCTGTTTAGTGCCGCCATCATATGCCCAAGCATAACCCTCCGTAATCATTTGTTCATTTAGTGAAACATTAGCATCGCCAATGTAGAGCCAACCAAGAAGCCTACCATACTTCCCAACGCCACCCTTAAGTTCAGTCCTAATAGTGAGTTCTTCATCACCTTTAATAGTTTCAGTAAGTTTATCCTTCATCCAATTTGTAGCATGGATTCCCAACTCCTTCTCTTCTAAATCTCTAGTTCTCTTCTCTGGAGTATCAACTCCTGCAATTCTTACCCGTTCTTTTTTGTATAAATCGAATCCAAGATCTATCAGAACATCTATCGTATCTCCGTCCAGTACTTTCACTATCTTCGTCACTCGGAAGTTGTAACAACTCTTCCGACTTGGGGGTGTCATCGCTCCCATCTTCTTCCCACTCCATTTCTTGTAGTGAGTTATTTATAGACTCTTCAATAGGAGTTCTATTCTGTTCAGACTTCCATGTCCTCATGTCCTGAATCCACTGACCTGGAGGGTTGGTCGCTATCAGTAATGGAGTTAGGATACCAATCATCGTACTTAAATATCCAATATATTGTAACACATACTCCTATAAGAAGTATAGCCAGCATAATATTTATTGACCAGACTACCTCACTCATTTATAGATTCCAAATAAGGTGGAGTAGTCCATGCTTGATCATAACTAGAATCACATTCACCCCATCTACCTATAGGAACAATATTAAATGCCAAAGAATGTCTTACTTTATTGGATTTATTTTTCATAATACGATGCATCAAGTAACTGGGAAATAATAAAAGTTGTTTTGGTTCTGGTGAAAAACCCCAACAATTAGAATTGTATTCAGTAAAATGTTCTATATCATACTTATTATATGCCATATCAGAAAGACAATCGACAGGATTATTAAATTGTATACACGAAGATCCTTCTGGATATTCATCCTGAAAATAATATACTCCACTCCAAAAACTATTTCTATGATTATGGAATTGGGATAAATCTCCTTTACGAGTTACAGTAACCCAAGAGGTAGTTATTATATATTTTTTCTTCTTAAATCCAAGATAATTTTGACAGATAAAATCAAATTTATCTAATATAATATCTCTTACTCGTGGATATTCTTCTAATACTCTCTTACCTCCCCCATCAGGAGTAACAGTTAATTCATCTACATTATATGCATCTTCTCGAACCATTGCTGATTCATTACTAGCAGAAAAATCCTTAACACCTTTTAACTCATCAGTATTTTCATCTACAAAAGTTTGTATTACAGGAGATGAAAATAAAGGAACATAATTAATTTTAGACATAATATAAAATTAAATTTTAATCTCTTTGTCTCCAGTCATCAGACCGTTCATTATGAAACCAGTCTACCACATCTTGCGGATCTCCGAAACCCCTGCGATGATGAGTCGAATCGGGGTCTCCAATATTCAACTCATTCAGAAAAGAATCTGTAGGATCAGTACTCATTCTTCTTGCAGTATTTAACATACCTCTTGCTGCGGTATTTGCTTTAGATAATTTTTCTGCCCATATCATATCCTCCAAACTAACCTCTGCTCCAGAAGCAATATCTTTACAAATTGCTTCAAGTCTCAATCGATATTGTGTTGATAGCATAAGTTTTACATATCTTTACGATTATTTATGTTTATATCTGTGGGGGTTACGTGGTCCATCTATAGAAAAAAACGCTATAGGTAGGAACATTACCCAACTGAATAGAGCAAGAGTATTCATGTTCTGCCCTACCCATTGAGTGAGATTACTTAACATGGATTACTCCTTTCATTCCAGCACCCTCATGAGGAGCACATTTGAAATCATAATCTCCTGCAGTAGCAAACTTAATTTCTTGTGTCTCACCAGGAGTAAACATCAATGACTCTCTTGATAAACTTGCAAATTTATTAAAGATGATGTTGTGTGGAGGTAATGCATTATTAACAAAGGTAACTGTCTCACCAGCATCAATAGTAACCTCATTTGGTTCAAAGACTAAGTTCCCATTTGAACCCATTTGTATCTCAGTAGCATATGCTTGTGCTGCTAATGAAAATGATAGAAAGAGTGAAGTGAGCATGATAGTTAATCTACTCATCCACCACATAATTTCGTCTCTCATAATTAATGTCCCATTGGAATACCTGCTGCCATAAGTCTAGAGATATTATCTACCTCTTCATTATTACAGTAGTCAACAAAATGAGGATGCACCTGTAGCTCTGGTACATCCTCTTTGCTGTGTTCTATTGCTTCGTATGCACTCATAGCATACTCACATATTTCATAATGATGTTGTTGTAGATCGTGATAACCTACAGTGTAATGTCTTTGTTGAGTCAGGGGCATGATTCTTCAATCCCATACTGCAAATATTTATAGCACAGTATAGTAATTTTTGCCTAGTTTAGTGTGGACTCCAACACTATGTTAGAGTATCAACGCACCCAAAATAAATCCCTTTCCAAAAGCAAGACAAAGCATTTGATAATCAGTTAAGTTAAACTTTTCCTGAATCTTTTTTGCCCATGCCTTATCCCAATCTTTAATCTTAGTAAAGGTTTCTTTGATATTAAGATTCCACATCTTCTTCTAATGTATAATATTTGTAATTTTTGAATTGAACTCCTTGATGCTCCAAAAGCATTATCTTTGCATCAGTCATCTCCTCAGAATAAAAAATGACTGGTTGATTTCTACAATCTCCACTCATTACCTTCCTCCTCTTCTAGAATTGTCTGATAATAAGCCACTTTCCTACGAAGAAACAGAACCTCTTTTTGAAGTTCTGCATTCTCTTCTTCAAGAATTTCTATGTGATCTTGGTAAATGATTACGCTCATGCAATTATTTAATCAATTAATGATTGCTTAATCTTTACAAGATTTACATTGTAAATGGAGGTTCTTCTTTCTTAGGTGCTGGTGCTGGTGCAGCTGCAGTTAGATTAAGAGGTGCTTGTTCAATTCTAATTGTTTGAGTAGGACCAGTCTGAGATGCCTTCTCAATTAACTTCTCCATATCTTTCGCAGTAACTGCAGGGGTAGACGAGTTACCATTACCATTACTCTTATTCTTCGCCGTTTGAACCCCGAAGGTTGCTAATACTCCTGTAAACACCGAAGCTATAAAAGTTGGATCTATATTCTTCTGTGGGAAATTCGGAATAGCAACATAATTAAGAGTCAATATTCCACCTGACCACACCAAAATACCAAGGCGAACAAATGTACTAATGATTGCCATCTGTTCGTCATGATCAGGAACAATAGCATCAGCCATTTTTCCTATGATACCTTTGGGTTTTTCTTTTGTCTCTTCTTCTTTTACTTCTTCAGAAGCTTCTGGTACATCTACCGTCTCTTCTTCTTTTACTTCTTCAGCCATTGTAATAGGGCAACTACCCTATTTAGAAGTTTGGTATTCCTAAACCAGGACTAGGAACTGCAGAAGCACTCTCACTTGGTGCTGGTACTGGAGAAGAAGGAAGTGTAAGAGCACCGCCACCTAAAGCACCTCCAGCAAAGCCGCCCATAACTTTCGATTTAACTCCATCAATGATGGAATCTCTATTGACATATACATATACGCCACTAGCGACAACGGCACCAGATAAAGCGAAAGACGCAACAGCGAGTACATTGATAATTTTTTGCATTGTTATTTTTCGAGTGTTTTATTTATAAAGGACTGTTTATATGCATTATAGTAATCTACAATTCCACTAGTAGTTACCTGTTTTTCTACCCATTCATCAGCACATTCATAGATTGCTCTATTGTTACCTTCATGTCCAAATTTATGTAGGAGAATTTTTAATGCAGACTGCCTTAATTCTAATTTGTGCCTTAATGCAACCTGTTCTTCTAAATGTTTATCTGTCATGATCCTATGTTTGAATAGTTTTTACTTAGAGATTCTATTATATCTTGTCGATTTCTATTAACCATAACATAATTAGGTCCAATATGATCATCTAAACTCCAAGAATAGTATTCAATAAATTCTATTTTATTTGGAAATATTTTACCGATTAAAAAATCTTTATTAAAATCATTGTAATAATCTAATAAATGATACTTAGAACATAATGCTGCTTTTCCATATTCAAATTGAATTACATCTATAAATTTTAAATAACTACCAAATCCAGATAAGACCTTGGATTCAAATCCTTCAGTATCAATCTTTAAAAAATAAAATTTATTTTCTTGAAAGATATTTTTAAAGAAAACATCTCCTCTACTTATTTCAATCTGAGATACTTTTGTATGACCTGGACGAAGATCTAATATTGAAGATACACCATTATTACTATGAATATTAATATCAATTACCCCAGTCGTATCTCCCAGAGCAAGATTATATGTTTTTACTTTTGAATTTTTATGAACATTTGAAACTAGTTCTGAATAAGTTTCTACAACTGGTTCAAAAGAATATACTTCAGCCCCAGAAATACTTTGTGCATCAGAAGTATATTCTCCAACGTTTGCACCAACATCTATAATATAATCAATTTTAAACTTATCAGATAAATTTTTAATTAAATTGAATTCTCCATTCGTTTTAAAATCATAATTTAAATTTTCATACTTATTATGATACGTTACTGCTAAGGTATCCAACCATTTATATAATGGATGATCTCTATGAGATGCTGCTGCATTTCCTATATCCCAAACAAAATCAGTAATCTGTTGATAATGTTTATCAGTCATAGTCACTTCCTGTTCCTATGTACTCCATAGAAAAAACATCATGATCATCTACATCAGGATCTAACCATTCAGAAAACTCTTGAACAATACAAAATGCATCATCGTGTTTATTCTTTTTAGATAAAAATTCAACTCTATTAAGAGTCCAATCATGCGTATTCTTAAGCGTCTGTTCCAAAGTTTCCATAATTTTTTTTCATATATCGGCCTAGAATGTTACTATTATAATATGCAGGTTCTCCATTGTCAAGAGATTCCATCAACACATTATTTAAAAACAATTGTTTAGTCTCTTCGTAGTTTACATCTCCAAGTCTGGTGTGTAAGGAGAGGATCTCTCTTTTGAACGCTGTGTTTCCAAGAAGCTTTCTATCTGTATTAAGCTCGTCAGAGCTTCCATAGTATCGCTTCCAGTCACTCTCAGACGTAACCCGTCTCTTACCACCTCTAGGTTTACGCTTTTGCCAGAAGTATTTTCTACCGATGTATTGTTTATTCGACTGTAAATTAGTAATCCTGTAGACGAAACCGAAGAAATCGCCAATATCGTCAGTAGTGAAAGCTGTACCTTGGTAGTACCAGGGATTTTCATAATCGCTCTCACTAGTCTCTTCCATTTCATAATCTTTATATCATTCACCGTTATTTAGATTATAAGTTCTTACTACTTCCTGTATAAACTTCTTATGACTCATATGCATAACATTTGGATAAGTATCTTCCCATTTAGATATAGGTATATGTTCTAAGTGTTTATATTCATTAGCAACTTTCTCAGTATCAAACCACTTTAAACCATACAATACTGGAATATAATTTACTTCAGTAAACATACCCCATGCACATTTAATATCACCAGAAAGTGGAAATCTTATTTTCCATTTATCCAATAGACTTTGAAGAGAAGGTGTTAACTTAAGATTGTTTTTAACATCTCTCCAAAAAGGAGTATCATCTCTCTTTACAAGATAATGTGCTTGAACAAAATCAAACATATTATCAAATATATTATTAATTACATCATTACATTCATCACTATTATATGATGGAAGATGATGAACAAAGGCAAACATCTGATTAACAACACTTCCTAATGCAGTTGCTTCCAATGGTTCAATAAAACTTTGTGCTAATCCAACTGCATAACAATTCTTATGCCATGCCTTCTCCATTCTACCAGGATCAAATTTAAAAGTTTTATTGATATTAATCTTATGACCATAAACTCTCTCCATCTCTTCATGTGCTTGAGTTTCATTAATAAATTTTTCAGAGAAAACATATCCATTACCTGTTTTACCTTGAATAGGAATCTGCCAACTCCAACCATAATCCCTGGCAGTTGCTTTTGTATACATGTTATATTCATCCATCTCATCAGTAGTAAATGCCACTGCAGAATTAAGAGGTAAGTATTCTGAATATGATTTCCATTTAGTATTAAATACTTTACCCAATAAAAGTCTAGAAAATCCAGAGCAATCAATAAAGAAGTCAGCTTTATATTCTAATGCACCATTAACAGAAATAATATTTCCACTTTCTTCATCAACATCAGCATGATCTATATCATCAGTAACAATTGAAATACCTTTAAATATACAAAATTCTTTTAGGTATTCATTCAATGCATGAGTATCAAAATGAAATTGATTTGAAGGAGATTGATTTAAATCATTAAAAAAATTAAGAGGAACTTGATTTATAAAAGTTCCGCAAGAACTCATTTCATAATTTGGTTTATTATTAGCAACAACCGATTGTAAGTAAGGAAAATGAGCTCTATATGGTGCAGCTACCTCTCCTATATTATGAAGAAAATCTTCATCTGACCAATTCTCAAAGTAAATACCTAACTTAAAAGTAGCTTTAGCTCTTAATATAAAATCAAGCATACTAATTCCAACATATTCACAAAAAGATCTAATCTGTTCTGAGGAACTTTCACCCACACCAACAGTTCCAATCTTTTTAGATTGAATAATTTTTACATTCTTATTGGGAAAAGATGTCTTTAATATTAATGCTGATATATAACCAGCATTTCCTCCACCAACTACAATAATATCATCAACTTTATTCATTAACCACCAACTAATCTGTCATAATCATCAGCACTATCAAGTATTGCCTTTTTAAGTTCTTCTAAATCCCACTCTATCTCAGAGTTTGAATCCTGAGAAGGTGTCTTTTTTGACATCTTGTTTGATTCCTCCGACGACATAACTCTCTACCTCTGTTTCTTGTGGTGCTACTTGCAATCCCTTAGAACTAATCCAATGCTCTGTCCAAGGTAATGGATTATTCTTTGCAGGAACATCATATAAAGGTTTTAAACCAATAGATCTAAGTCTACGGTTAGCAATCCATTCAACATACTGCTGTAATAATTTATCATTCAAACCAATCATACTTCCATCCTTAAACAAATAATCTGCCCATGCCTTCTCTTCATTCACACACTTATTAAACATATCATATGTCCATTGCTCTTCCTCTTTCATTATCGTAACCATTTCAGGATCGTCACCTTTTCTCCAGTTATTTAATATATTCTGCGTAATGGCAAGGTGTTGGTTCTCATCACGAGCAATAAGGGAGATAATCTTGGCTGATCCTTCCATGAGTTTGAGCTCACCAAAGGCAAAGCTGCAAGCGAAAGAGACATAAAAGCGAATACCTTCAAGAATGTTAACATTGGCAACTGCACGATAAAGTTTACGTTTGACCTCTTTCATTTCTAAAACAGGTAAAGATGTGTTTAATGATGTATCAATATCTCTCCACAAACTACTCTGACCCCACTGCTGTGCCTCATTAATGAAGTCATCATAGGATTCAGTTACACTAGCAGCACGTTCTAATATCTTTGGATCGTTAAGAATCTTATCAAATACCTCAGAGGGATCTGAATAAATGTTCTTAATGATATAAGTATATGATCTGCTATGAATCATCTCCATAAAAGACCAAGCTTCCATACAAGATTCTAACTCAGGTAGAGAACAGTAAGGTAAGAAAGCCATACCAGGAGCACGGCCTTGTACACTATCAAGCATGATCTGGTATTTAAGATTGCTAGTATAGATGTGCTTTTGTTCTGGACGCAGTGTTTGATAATCTCCAC